GTAATTTTGGGGCAATATGAATCTTACAAGTCTGAAGAGGGTGTTGATCCTCTCAGTGGTACTCCTACCTATTTCGCTGGTTCTCTATTCGTCGATAACTGGCGTTGGGAGGGCGTTCCTTTTAACGTCATGACTGGTAAAAAACTACCTTACCAATGTGTGGAGGTAGTAATTAAGATGAAAGCCCCACCACAAAATCTATTTGAAGGGCATACGTTCAATGATCGTATCTGTATGAGACTCCAACCTAATCCTCACTTGGATATTAGAATGGATATCAAGAGTCCTGGACTCAATGATAACGTAGAGACTGCTACTCTAACACACGACTATCCACAAGAAAGGGCAATCGATGGTTATGAAAAACTTCTTTATGATGCTATCTATGGGGACCAGTCCCATTTTGTTCACGCAGATGAAGTCATGGAATCCTGGAGGATCGTTGATGATCTTCTCTGTACTGGTGACAATTGTCCCATTCGTACTACTCCTTATCTCTATAAGGGCGGGTGGGGACCACAGTATAAAGTAGATCAGATTACCGACTGGGATTACCCACAATGAGTTTAAACAGACGCCATGGTCCACTCAGTAGTGAGGAAGTGGCAGAACACAGGGAACTAAGAAAAAAGTTATACGAACGTATTAGACAACTTCGTATGACGGAGTATATTGATGACGATGAAGAACCAGACGTTTTCATAGGAGAAGGGTTATGAATATTGTAAGAATATTTGTAAGACACGCCATGGAAACGTCATGGTCTTTAGGTTTTCTTTCGCTTATTCTAGTCGTGGTGCCTATTATCGGGATGGACTTAGTTCATAAATACGGCTGGGAGCACTGGGAACCTTTTACGAGGAAACATAAATGAATCCAGTAATTTTAGTTGGTTGTTTTACACCACTGGTTATCATTTTCATTGTAATGAAACTTGCTGTGTGGGTGGAAGCCGTTAACCAAGAACAAGGGTATGTCAAATCTGAATCCAAAAAACCCCATGGACCCTACGTGGCGAATCCATATGCAGACGTTGACGAGGAGGATGAAGAGTATGGAGATCGAACAGATTATCGATGATGCTCTTCATCAATACTATGTCATCGAACAAGGTAAGCCTGTTCCTAAGTGGCGGTACATTAAAGATCAGGACTGGTGGATCCAGTACCTTAAAGATCTGGGAATGGATCCTAGGAACCCATGACTGACGGTAATAACGAATTCGATTATCAAGTCAATCTAAGAATTCAAGATATCTATCTCCTCCACCACTGTGTTGAAAGAAGACTAAAGACTTGGGAAGGAGCACCTGCCCGTCCATGGGATGAGCAGGAACATTTGTGGTATCTTAGAGATTCACTGTACAGGATGATTCTCGAATATCGATACGACAATATGTAGGCGCTTCAAAAAATGTAAGCATTTGTTACACTATTTTTTCATACATACTGTATAATGTAGTAAGTCTACCTTTTCCCAAATGGATACAGAAAGAACCTATTCAGATTTATCCATGAGCAGGACAGAGTGCCCCAAGTGTGGTGCTACCTGGATCAATGGTCAGCATAGATGGTCTGGCACAGGTCAACTAGGAAACGAGAGAGACCTCGCTGGACTGGTATGTAATAAATTTGGGGATGATGCTTGTATCAATCCATGTAAAGGATCCGAAGGTGGAGACACTTGGGAGAAGAGAATGGCGGACCTAGAAGGGTTTGGAGAGAAGTATAAGAATGGCGAGGAAAGATGGTGGGATAAATAATTCCACATACAATAATATGTAATGGGTGCTGGAGACGACATTTATCTTGGTAATCCGCTTCTAAAAAAAGCGAATGTAAAAATTGATTTTACCAAGGAACAGATTGAAGAATATATTAAATGTAAGGAAGATCCTGTATATTTTACTCGTAACTATGTACAGATCGTTTCACTAGACGAGGGTCTAGTACCTTTCAAAATGTGGGACTTCCAAGAAGAGTTAATCAAGAAGTTTCACCACAATAGATTCAACATTGCTAAACTACCACGACAGACTGGTAAGTCTACTACCGTGGTATCTTATCTGCTGCATTATATTCTGTTCAATGACAACGTTAACATTGGCATCCTGGCAAACAAAGCATCCACTGCTAGGGATCTTTTAGCACGTTTGGCTACAGCATATGAGAACCTACCCAAATGGATCCAGCAAGGTGTGGTAGTATGGAACAAAGGAAACATCGAGTTAGAAAATGGCAGTAAAATATTGGCAGCTTCTACATCTGCATCTGCTGTCCGAGGCATGTCGTTTAACATCATCTTTCTCGACGAGTTCGCTTTCGTCCCGAATCACATTGCTGACTCGTTCTTTGCCTCTGTTTATCCTACTATCACTTCTGGTAAGTCAACGAAAGTAATCATCATCTCTACTCCACAGGGTATGAACCACTTCTATAAGATGTGGCAAGATGCTGTAAGCGGCAGGAACGGATACACATATCATGAAGTCCACTGGTCACAGGTCCCTGGTAGGGATGCCGAGTGGAAAGAACAAACAATTAAGAACACATCCCAACGACAGTTCACACAGGAATTTGAGTGTGAGTTCTTGGGATCGGTTGACACACTAATCGCTGCTTCTAAACTAAAGGCACTGGTATTTGAAGAACCTATTACCAGAAACAAGGGATTAGATGTATATGAAAAACCAACAGATAAATCTGAATACTTAATGACAGTTGACGTTAGTCGTGGCATCGGTGGCGACTACTCTGCTTTCATTGTATATGACATTACTACTGTTCCATATCGTATCGTAGCAAAGTATAGGAACAACGAAATTAAACCTATGCTGTTCCCTAGTGTTATCAATGATGTTGCTAGAGGATACAACAATGCTTGGGTGATGTGTGAGGTAAATGATATTGGAGATCAAGTAGCATCTATTCTAAACTTTGACCTTGAGTATCCTAACGTTCTCATGTGTGCCATGAGAGGACGTGCTGGTCAGATTGTTGGACAGGGATTCTCAGGAACTAAAACACAACTCGGTGTCAAGATGAGTGTCACTGTTAAGAAGGTAGGATGTGCCAACCTCAAACAGATTGTTGAGGATGACAAACTTATCTTCAATGACTATGATATCATCAATGAACTGACTACTTTCATCCAGAAGAAACAATCGTTTGAAGCAGACGAAGGATTCCACGATGACCTAGTAATGTGTATGGTTATCTTTGCCTGGTTGGTACAGCAAGATTACTTTAAGGAGATGACCGACAATGATATTAGACAGCGTATCTACGATGAGCAGAAGAATCAAATCGAGCAAGACATGGCTCCATTTGGATTTATTACTTCAGGTCTTGAGGGTGACGAGGGTTTTGTAAGTGATGGTACTGTGTGGTATGGAGATACCCAGGAAGAAGTAGGATATATGTGGAATCATTACTAATGGAATTTGACGATCAGTTTTCTCTAGACCATTTGATCTTTAAGGAGAGGACTTGTCGTGCCTGTGGAAAAACTAAAAGTTTGATGGATGATTTCTATCTAACCAGGAAAAACAGAGCAACAGTAGAGTCAGCATATTCATACGAATGTAAAGTATGTACAGTAAAAAGAGTGCTCGAAAGTAGGAAAAAAAGAGACACCACCTCAATGTGGGACTATCCAGATTGGTGATGTTCATGTTGAGTTTCCCCACTCAAAGAGTCCAAAAATCTAAATAATATTAGATTAAACTCTGGATACCTTAAGGAGAAAAACACATGGCAAGTCTTATCTCGCCTGGTATTGTAATCAAGGAACGCGACCTCACTACTGCTGTTGTGACAAACACCCAGTCTATTACTGGTGCTTTTGCTACAACGTTTGCTAGAGGACCCGTTGGCGAAATTACAACTATCGGCAGTCAGTCTGATCTACTAAACGTTTTCGGCAAGCCTTCGACCGCTAATGCTGAAGATTGGTTCGTTGCTTCAGAATACCTAAACTACGGCGGTAGACTCGCTGTTGTCCGTGCTGAGACTGGCACGAATTCCGCTAACTCTGGTAGCAATACTTCCCTAAACGTAAGAAACTCTGCCGATTGGTTGGGTGGTCTAGGAAGCGGCGAAACCTTTGTTGCTAAGAACCCTGGAGCATGGGGTAATGCTCTAAGAGTCATCATTGTTGACCGTGGTCCAGACCAAGTTATTACGCTTGCTGGCACCCCTACCAACACACCTGCTGCTGGCGGCGCTGTAACCTTCAATCTAAGTGGCGGTGGAACTGCTACTGCTGAGGTTGTATCTTTCGCTGACCCTGTTCTTACTGTTGTTCTAGACGATCCTTCAGTTCTAATCTCTACTGCTGACGAACTAGAAGATGGCGGCACCGACATCGCTGTTAGTGCTGTTGCTGATTGGTACTCTAACGCTACCGTTGGTGGTGTTGCTGCTTCTGCTATCGGTCCTCGTCCTGGTACTTCTGCTTATGCTGCTGACCGTGGTATCAAGTATGACGAACTACACGTTGCTATCGTAGACAGCACTGGTGCTATCTCTGGTACTGCTGGTACTGTTATCGAGCGTCTAACCTATCTCTCGAAACTATCTGACGGTAGAGGTGCTGAGAATCAGTCAACCTACTACAAGTCTGCTATTAACGCTGGATCTGAATACATCTTCACGGGTTCTACCGTTGTTGGTGCTATTGCTCCTTCCTCATCCGATGCTGGCGATGCTTGGGCACAAGCTTCTACCGACACTGGTGTTAACATGTTCACCCTTGCTGGTGCTACATCAACCGATCTTGCTGATGGTGCTGACGATTATGCTTACACCGCTGGCGAAATTGATTCCGCTTACGAAGTATTCTCCGAGACTGAAGAATCAGTAATCGACTTCGTTCTCATGGGTGGTTCGATGGCAAACGAGACCGACTCCAAAGCTAAGGCAGGTTCGGTCATGGCAGTCGCTCAAAACAGAAAGGACTGTATCGCTTTCCTCTCCCCTCATAAAGGTAACCAAGTTGCTTCCTCTGGTGGTGCTCTAACGAGATCTCTCCAGAAGACTAACACTATCAACTTCTTCAACTCTTTGGCATCCACTTCTTATGCTGTATTCGACAGTGGCTATAAGTACATGTATGACCGCTTCAACGATCTTTATCGTTGGATCCCTTGTAACGGTGACGTTGCTGGTCTCTGTGTTTCCACTTCTGCTACTCTAGAAGATTGGTTCTCACCTGCTGGCACCAACCGTGGTGGTCTAAGAAATGCTGTGAAGATGGCGTTCAACCCAACTCAGTCTGATAGAGACGAACTATATCAAGCAAGAGTCAATCCTATTGTTTCCTTGCCTGGTACTGGAACTGTACTCTTTGGCGACAAGACTGCTCTTGCTTCACCTTCTGCCTTCGACAGAATCAACGTCCGTCGTCTATTCCTCGCTGTACAGAAGAGAGCAGAGGTTCTTGCTAAGGGTGTACTGTTTGAGCAGAACGATGCTACAACCAGAGTTGGATTTGCTTCCGCCTTGAATTCTTTCATGGCAGAGATTCAAGCAAGAAGAGGAGTCACCGACTTCCTCGTAGTTTGTGATGACACGAATAACACCTCATCGGTAGTTGATCGTAACGAGTTTGTTGCTGAGATTTACATCAAACCAACCCGCTCTATCAACTATGTTACCGTTACTCTAACGGCAACCAAGTCTGGTGTTTCCTTCAGTGAAGTTATCGGTGGTTGATAATTATACTAATTCACTTCACACACAAATTCGAGGAAAATAACAATGGCAACACGTATTAACAACTTCATCACCAATATTGGGCAAGGCGTCAAGCCCAATATGTTCTCCATTGATATTCAATGGCCTGCTGGGGGACTCTCTACTGGAGTCCCTGCTGACGCTACTGAAAAAGATTTGATCAATGTACTTTGTAAGTCCGCTGCTCTACCTGCTTCTAATCTAGGAGTAATCGAAGTTCCTTTCCGTGGTAGAACTGTCAAGATCGCTGGCGACCGTACCTTCGATACCTGGACTGCTACATTCTTCAATGATAAGGACATGAAGATCCGTGCTTACTTTGAAGCATGGTTGGAGTCCATGAATACTCATGAAGGAAACTACTCACCCAACTTCATTCCTACTAAGGAAGCTGATGGTTACATGGCAACTGTTGGTGTCAAGCAACTTGAGAAGCATGGTGCTGAGGGTGGTCAGGTTCTTAGAGAGTACACTCTCAAGCACGCCTTCCCAACCAATGTTTCCCAGATCGATCTTGGATATGACAGCAATGATCAGATCGAAGAGTTCTCAGTTGAGTTCCAGTATTCTTACTGGACTGTTGCTGAACCCACCACTAGCAACCTAGAGGCAGGTTCTTCAGGCAGATTCGGAACCGAGAAAAAGATCGAACTTTGATCTAATAAATAGATTTATAGGAACATAGATCTATTGAAATGAGTCAACTGTTTGGTTTTATCATTAATAAAGGTGGCGAGGATAGGGGGCAATCCCCTATCCCACCTAATCAAAATGACTCCGTAGCTGTAGCAGCTGGGGGTCATTTTGGCACGTATGTGGATGTTGACGGATCACAGGGTCGTAACGAATATGAGTTGATCAAACGTTACAGAGATATGGCACTACACCCAGAGTGTGACAGTGCTGTAGATGAAATCGTTAACGAGTTTGTCGTCAGTGATGCTGACGATTCTCCAGTAGAAATTGAACTTTCTAACCTCGATGTTAGTGCTGGGGTAAAGAAAAAAATTAGAGACGAGTTTAACTACGTCAAAAAACTTTTAAACTTCGACAAGAATGCTCACCAGATTATCAGAAGCTGGTACATCGATGGTCGTACATATTACCACAAGGTTATCGACTTGGATAAACCCAAGCGCGGTATCCTTGAACTTCGCTATATTGATCCCCTAAAACTTCGTAAGGTTAGACAGAAAATCAAGAACCCAGAAGCAACATCTCAGGGAGCAAAGGGTACTGCTCTAGAGTATGATTGGGGCGATTACATTGATTACTATATCTACAACCCCAAAGGTTATGCTAATGCCATGACCGTAAATGCTACCTACGATTTTGCTTCCTCAAACGGAATCAAGATGGCAGCAGATTCTATTGCTATGTGTAACTCAGGTCTAACAGATCTGAACAAAAGAACTCCTCTAAGTTTCCTACACAAAGCAATCAAGTCACTCAATCAACTTAGAATGATTGAGGACTCTCTTGTTATCTACAGATTGTCACGTGCTCCCGAGCGTAGAATCTTCTACATCGACGTGGGCAATCTACCTAAGGTCAAAGCGGAACAATATCTCCGTGATGTGATGGCACGTTATCGTAACAAACTAGTGTACGATGCCAGCACTGGTGAGATCCGTGATGACAAAAAGCATATGAGTATGCTAGAGGATTTCTGGTTGCCTCGTAGAGAGGGTGGTCGTGGTACTGAAATTACTACGCTACCTGGAGGACAGAATCTTGGAGAACTCAAAGACGTTGAGTATTTTAAAAAGAAACTCTATAACTCTCTCAATCTTCCTCCTTCCCGTCTCACAGACGACAATAAAGGATTCAATCTTGGTAAGACAACTGAAGTCCTCCGTGACGAACTCAAGTTCTCCAAGTTTATCGGTCGTCTCCGTAAGCGTTTTGGAGAACTCTTCCACGATATCCTCAGAACTCAGCTCATTCTTAAAGGAGTAATTGCTCCTGAAGATTGGGATGACATGGAAGAGCATATTCAATATGACTTCCTGTTCGACAATCACTTCAATGAATTGAAGGAACAGGAGATGATGCTTCAACGTATGAACCTTGTCACTCAAATGGATCCATTCCTTGGCAAGTATTTCTCTGTTGATTACATCCGTCGTCAAGTTCTCCAACAAACCGAGAAGGAAATGAAGGAGATGGATAAGCAGATCAAGGGTGACATTGCTGCTGGTGTGGCAATGGATCCTGCTGATCTAAATACATTTGACATGATGGATCGTCAGAACGATGCCTTTGCTCCAGAGTTGGAAGCACAAGCAGCAGAAGATGATCAAGCGAGAGAATTGGAGAAGATGAAAGCTGCTCCAAAACCTCCCGCTCCATCAGCAAATAAAAAAAGTGATAA